ACTTGAATCTAACGTTAATTTCGCAACGAGCTCAAAAACTGTCATTGCCCGTTCCTTATCCTTTCCCAGATGCCGTGCGTTATTTCTTCGCACGTTCTGTCGTCAGTAGGTTCTTCTTCCTGTGGTTCGAGAACATCTATCCAACGCACGCTTAATGACGACCCGTAGTCAACCATTCCGTCCATGCCTAAATAGTGCGTGGTGTTTTCAGCTATCGCCTTTAGTGCGTCAGTAACATAAACCCTGTAAAGCCGTTCATCCCGATACTTTATGTATTCGGCGGCAAAATGCTCTATAACATAGCCCCTGCCGTAAAGCTCTAGGAGTTCAAGGTTTATTGATCTGCAAGCGTCAAAATACCTTTGCTCTCCAAACTCACCAATGAGGTAAAAAAACCTAGCACGCTTTCGTCTGCTATTAATTCGCTTATAGATTGCAGATAGACCGACATAGGGTAGTCATCTGCCTTATCTGGGTCTATGAAGCAGGCAAGCGCCATTACTTCGAGCGTTTCCATAGGGTGCTCTTCAAGAACCGCGTCCAAAATAGCCGAAAGGTTCTTGCGCATCTGTTCCCTGCGTACCTCTGCACGCTTTTCTGCGTCCATTTTGTCGTCGTATTTAGGTAGCCGTTTACGTATTTCGTGAATTTCCGTAACGGTAAGCCATTTAGCCACAGACTTTCTAATCTTGTTGGTCTGTACAAGAAACTCAGACGGTTTGCAGTTCGCTAAGTTTTTCATCATGTCCTCCTAAATTGTTCAATTATGATGTTGCGCCCGTTGCGCCGCTTGGTGGGTCGATGTCGTAAAACTCCATAGGCATTGTCTCTTGATCTTCAAGTGATACGTGTCCTGTAAGAGTAATAGCGTTCGTGCCCTTGCCGTTCTTTGTGGTCTGAATATTAAGACCGCCGGTGGAAAGCGCGTTTATCAGCTTGATTGCTACAGCGCCGCCGTTAGCCTTATCGCCTACCCACCAAATGTCCGCAAAATCTGCCTGCTTAAGATCGCGGCGCGGCACGATCTTTGTGTAGCCGGTGCCGTTTTCCTTGTCTGCAGCGCCAAGCGACCACCTTATGTTTTCTGCGTTGAATTTGATGCTTGAAAAGCTCATGGAGCAATCCCACCCCGACAGCTTCATGAATTCCATCATGTTGTTCGGAACGTTATCCACGTCTTCTGCAAGGTCGTCATATGACGGAGCGCATACAGGGTTGATGCCGCCGGTTGTGGTTGCGATAATGTGCTCGCTTGACGGCTCTGTATACGGATTTGAAATATCGAAAGTGCTTAACAGAACGCCGGCATCAAGCTGCAGTTCATCAAAAGCATCTTCTGATACAAGTGTAAACATACCCATACTTTGTCCTTTCTACGGAGCCAAATACTCCGCCATAATATTCAGATAGATTCTTCTGGTAGCGTCGTCCTCATCGCTCATACGCTGTGCAAATGGTGTTCCGCGTGTTATGTACAGATAACCAACACGCATCGGAACGGTATAGACCTTTGAGAGCGCTTCGGAGATTTCCTCCGCTTTTTGCGATATTTCGTCCCACGACATAGTGTTTTTCTTCCATATCGAAGCGGACATAGGTACCGCCCTGTCCAAGCTGTCTATAGTCGCTTCATACGTAATATAAAAGTCCCCGATGTTTAACCCTTCGGGAACCGTTGTCGATTCGTATGCGGGAATTCCAAATGAACTCCAGAAGTAGTGTAGTGCTTGAAATTTATCTAGAGCGTCGGTCAGTTCCCTTGCGGTCATGATGTAACCTCCCACTCTTCTGCCGTGACTCTGGCTAGCTGCCTTATTTCTGGGCTTGCGCTGTCTGGCGCGAAATTGTCCTCACCGTTTGCCGTTGCCCTAAATACCTTGCCGTCTTTGTTCCTACGGAATACATCGTGGTATTCAATGTTCAAGATTTTAGGGTAGTAAACTGTGTAGCGGTCTCTTGCGCCCTGCACATCGCCTATACGGGCTTCGGTCGAAGCGTCGAAGTCAAGTGTTGCCCCGAACGTTGCGCCCTCCGTCCATATAGTCTTATAGCCGCCGTAGCCGTCGTCAACAATCTGCTTATTGAGAAGCGTAAAATCGTCTCTCAATTCCTCTAGTAATGACATATAGCCCTCCTTATATTTTGCGCCAACGGTTCAGTTCGCTAGCGAAAGTGCTCTGCCACGTAGGTGCAGAACCCGAATTGGCATTCCCCTGTCCCGCGCTAGCTCTTGTATAACTATAGCTGCCGAACGATTCGGACGAATACGGAGACGAGACCGAATCCCCGTACTTGGTCACCCATGCCGAAATGCGCTCCGATAAGTCTATAACTGCAGGAGGGACAGCCATAGCCCATATCGCACCCGTAAATACCTCATCAGTTAGATCGCTTTCGCCGTATTGGTGTACGCCGTCGTTAAAGACAGACCCTATAACGCGAAAAAACTGACCGTCCTGTAAAGAACCGTCGGGTACAGCTATCGCTCCATTCTCTATGGTGAACGTGTCAAAAATCTTGTCACGTACAAACCAATTCTTTAGTTCTTGACACAGTTCGGTCAGTCCCATTGCTATTGCTCCTTCTTCTTTTTAGGTTTCTTTATTTCTTTGATGAGTGGCACGCCTATTTTATTGTTCGGTGTCGATAATTCTTCAAGCCGTTCCTTTGATTTGCCACGAATCGGGAAAGTGTCTCCGACACCATAATAACGGCTGTCATCTTGGAGGTCTAAAAATTCGTGTATGACCTTATACATTGTGCCCTCCTTAATCAGCAAATTGCACATGCCGGAGCATGTGTCCACAGTTAACCCTTGTGTCTGTGTATATCAATATGCTTTTTTCTTTGCATTGCTCGCAAAAATATAAATCTTCTGACAGCATCCCACGATTCTTGTAATTAACCCAGTCGTACCACGGATATTTGATTTTCTCGAAAACACTCGTCTTGATAAACGCACAGCCCATGCCACCGCCGTGTATACGCACTTTGTATTCGCCTTTAGATTTTAGACCTGCCAGTTCCTTGCCCGTGTACTCACTTTCCAATGGATAGTTGAAATACAGCGTGCCATTTTCTTTCTGTAGCTTGCATACACAAGTCCGCCCTCTGTAGATATTGTCCGAATCTCTATGTGCGTAGTACCCGAGGCATACGTCTTTTGGGTCGTCAAGCAGATTGATTAATGCGTTTTTCGGCAATACAACATCGTTGTCTACCATGAGCACATAATCGGTTGCCTTATCCAGCGCCATCTGAGCTATTCTGTTTCTTGCCGTAGCGCAGTCGTAACCGCGCACGAACTCAAACGAGGCGTCATGCCCCGATACGTCCAAATCGTAAATGGACTTGAACGTATCGGGGTAGATGTTTTCAAATGTCGGTACTGCTATCAGAATCCTCATGTTTATGCTCCAGTTGCTCCAGTTGCTCCGCCAGCGCCACTGATGGTTACTACTGCGATTCCGTCAAGGTACTCAGCCCAAAGAGCCATACCCATAATTGCAAAGCTCTCGCCAACAGCGGTGCTATAGTTGCCCTGTGCGTGGAATCCGATAAGGTTTGTCTCGCCCTGTGTGGTGTAGTTGAGTCCGAGTCTTGCAAACTCGCTGTCGCCCGGGTCTACATAATACAGGTCGATGTTTTCTACAGGTGTAGCGATTACATTATTACGTGCAATCTGTGTTGCAGGCAGGAGGAACAGCACTCTATATCCGAGGAAATTTTCGATATAAGTAAGTCCAAACTGTGTTTGTACTGTAATATCAGCCGCACCAAGATAATCGTATGCGTCAAGAATGTTTGCGAAGCCAACAACGGATGTTACGTCCTTTTGAATGGTTGCAAACTTGTTAAGCACAAGACCCTGCGCCTTTGCAAGTGCGCCCTGCCAAGTTGTTGCGGTGCCTGTAAGGTTTCCTGTGTTAAGGAATGTGTAGAACTTGCTGAGAACGTTGTTTTGGAGCTGTGTGAGGAACGCATCGTCGGATTTCTCAATAGCGATTTCTGCGCCGTATGCGTTTACGTCCTCAATTGGAACAGCCTTTGCGTATTTCTCGATAGTTACATCGCTCTTTGCCGCCTCAACAATAGTTGCCTTGCTGTAAGGAATAACTCTGCCCGGATTAACTGCGCCGCTTTCGAGTGTAACGCTTGCGCTGTAGGAAACCAGCTTTGTGCCCGGTGCCTTTCTGATTGGGCGCATAATGCCCATAATGTTTCTAAGTGCATCCCAATTGTCACCGAAACGTGTTACGAAGTCGATTTCGCGTGCTGTTACGTTTGTATAAACGTTTGGAAGTGAATCTCTTGGGTTGGAGAAAGTTTCTACGTTTGTAGCTGCCATGATTTTTTCCTTTCTTTATTGTTCGCTGAAATTTTCCATAAGCGCTTTCTGCCGCTCTGCAGTAGAAAGAACATAACGACCGTGGTCGTCTTTCTTGTAAATTTCAGCCTTCGTTAGCTTGTTATTGCCGCCTACGTTTGTAGGTGGGTTCTCGGTATTCGCGCCGCGCGAACTTTCCGTAACAATGAATTCAGACCATTCGTCTTTGATTGCCTTGATACGGTCATCCGCGTTTTTTACGTTGCCGTTATCGTCGAGCTCAAGGTCGTCTACCGATGTTACTTTCACGATAGCGTCAAGGCGTTTATCAGATACGCCCGCCTTTTTCAGCAGGGCTTTATAGGCTTCTACCTTTGCCGTCTTTGTCTGCTCTGCCTTTACTGCAGCCTTGTAGTCCTCAAAGTCCTTGTGCTCTTTCTCATAGCGTTCTTTGAATGAGTCAGCGCCGTCGACCGTTTTCTTTAGGTCGTCCAATTCCTTCTGAGTGCTTGCAAGTTTCTCCGCGTCCGCCTTGTACTTGTCTCTATCTTCTTTAAGAGCGTCAGTTACTTCGCGGTGGGCTTCGATAATCTCGTCGATTTTTTCTTCTTCAATTCCCATTGCTTTAAGCATCTTTCGCGTGAATGCCATTTGTGTTCCTCCTTTGCTTCGGTCACTTTGCTTTGTGATTCGGTTTTTAACCATTAAAAAATCCCCTTTCGGGGATGTGGTAACGGGTGCCGGTATCGCGCCTGCTTCCCGCGGTTCAAAGCCGCGTGCATTACTTTTATGCTAACCCGCCATAACGCCCCGTATGGGGCTATCCGTTATTAAATTCGTTTGCTATGATCTGTTCGTATTCCGATAGGTGGTTCTTACCGGCATTCGTCAGAAACAGCTTTGGGATTATGCCACGGCTTGTGCCTAGTTCTTGATACAAGCCGTAGTCAACATCAGAGCCTATTGCTATGGTGTCATCGCCCTCCATTTCGTGCGTAATGCTGTTTCTTAATCTGCCGGTGTCTACAGGTGCGCCCTGCTTTGCGTAGCTTTCCCAAGCCGCACCGCATTTTATAAGTGCTGTTTCTTTCTTGCGCTGTGTGTCTGATAGCACCGCATCTACGTTATTGACCTTTACTTCTATCGTAAGCGCCATAATTACCTCTTGCTCTTTGGTATAGGGTAATGCTTTGACACGGGCTTCTTCTTTACCCACTCGCTTTTGCTCATACCGCTAGGCGAATCCTTTATGTCGTCCATGCCTTGCATAACGTCTATAAGCGTGCATCTGCAGTTCCAGACTTCAGACGGGTCGCCGTTAGGGTCGGCAGGGTACTGCAGACCGTTGGAGAAAGGTTCCTCTAGCTCGCGTATTTCGCCATGCAATATCCTGTGGTTGGTTCTTGTCCTGTTGTCTAGCGTGGCATACCATTGCTTTTTTACATCAACGCCGTATTCGTCGCGCAGTACATACATTGCATCCAGCTTTGCTTGGTTTTCGGCGTTGGTGCAAGCTGTCCTTGCAGCACGGATCGCCGCGCCTATGTCCATATTGGTAACGCGCTCAAGCCGTTCTGCTATGTCGTAAATGTGCCGCCCATGTTTCAACCCGTCGTTTATTACAAGGCGTATCTTTAACCTGTGCCATATTCGGTCTTTCATTTTGTCGGGGTTAGGCGGTGGCAGCATTCGCCTGCGCCTTTGCAGCTTGCCTATTTGTACGCCGATGCCGTCTTTTGTTGCACGCGGTATCTTTATGCCAGACGTTTCTTTCATTGCCGCCGCCTGCGCGTTATGGTTATATGCGTATATGGTGGTGAGCACCGTACCGATCAGCGCCATTGCTCTGCCGTCGTTTTCAACGTAGTCGTTTACTATTTCGCCCTGCAGGGTTTCGAGTTCGTTGTCCGACATTATCAGATATTCAAATTGCCCCTCGGTTATCTCGCCGCTGTCTAGCTGTTGCCATAGGTCTGTATAACGTTCCTCGTTGGCTTTAAGGTATTCAGCGAATTTTCTTTTAGCTTCTGCGCTGACACCCTTATACAAGCGCTTCAGCCGCTTTTCCAATAGCTCTATTTGCTTGTCGGTGTACCTGTGCCCTTTGTCCATTCATTTATACCGGTATCACATCAGTAGGCGGCGCAACCTCAAAGCCACCCGTGAAGCGGTCTATGTTCTCCTGCTCTACTTCTGACAGCACTTCGTCCGCCTTGTCGCCGTCGCCTAGTACGTCAAGGAGCTTTCTAGCTATGTAGTCTTGACTTAAAAATTGCCCCGCCTGCAACAGTACGGAAACCGTTTCTGTTTGGTTCACTATCATTGAACGCGTAAAGGTCGGCTCGTCAGTAACACCTGCAACCGCCATAATGCCCTCTAAAAAGTCCAATACTTGATACTCGAACTTGTCGCACTTTGCGTTGAGGTTCTCATATGCCGCCATGATCTGCGTAGCCGTTACTGCGCCGCCGGCTATGTTCTCAGTATCGAGAGCCATAGCATCGCGGTACATATCCTTGCTTATTCTGTCCAGAAGTTTTTCCCGTGCCTCCCACGGTACGTCTATGGTGTGGCTTTCGGCGTTTGCCCCGTCCACATCCATTACCGTAGCGTGCAGGTCGCGCATCTGCTTAACAAACTTTGCAAGGTCTTCGTCATCCATACCGCCTGCGTTCTGCAGAGTCCAGTATACGATGCTAGCTTCGTCTACCGTATTAGCAAAGCCCGACTTTATAAGGTAGACGAAGCTA